CTTTTACATGCATGGCCCCGGTGATCGTTGGTGATCAGCAGGCCACGTTCACCGATATCACGGTCACCGGCACCGCGATTAACTGAGAGGAAAGTCATGGCAAAAACCGAAACGGCCGCCGTCGCTAACACGACCCCGTCTCCACCCATCGAGATGACCCTCGACGAATTCTGCACTCGCATGTCGAGCAAGAAAGTCGACGGCCGTATCGCGTTGATTCACGGCTTTGCGTACGCACAGCGCAAGGCCGGAAACATCAAGAGCACCGAGGCTGCATTCAAGGAAGCGCTCACGGCATTTGCCGGTGGGTCTCCCAAGAAGCACTACCCGGCCAAGAAAGTAACCAAGTAAGGCTGAGGGATAAGGACATGTCATATTTTTTCAACGGCCGTCTATGGGTCAGTCCCGCGACCATGTCGCAGGTCAACGACTCGGCGATGGCTAATCAGAACCTGAGCGTCGGTAATACCGTCTGCTACGTGGGCGAGTCCACGGGCGGCGAGCCGAACGTACTGCTTTCTTTCGGCAGCACGAGTGAGGCCCAGGCCACACTGCAGAGCGGTGAGTTGCTGACGGCCGTCATGAAGGCGTTCGCGCCGAGCACCGACACCAACGGCCCCGGCACCGTCACATGCGTGCGCGTGAACCCGGCGCTACAGGCAGCCCTGAATCTGCTCGACTCGACCGGCGCTACTGCGATCGCGCTGACCTCGCAAGACTGGGGTAAGTGGAACAACCAGATCAAGGTCAAGCTTGCGCCTGGCTCGCTTACTGGGCTGGCTGCGACCGTGCAGTACGGCAACAGCTACGTGACGCAGGACAACATCACGCAGAACGCGTTCACCGTGCAGTACAGCGGCGGACTGGCATCCGCATCAATGACCGTGACGAACAACGCGGTCGAACTGCAGGCTCCCACCGGAACCATCGTAGAGACGATCGACCTGACGCAGTTCAGCACCGTTCAGCAGCTTGTGGATGCGATCAACGTGATCCCCGGCTTCGCCGCATCCGTGTCGCCAGGAGGCGCCGATTCACCGGCTCTCAACGGCCTGGACGGATTGACCAGTCAGGACATCAAGACGTCCATCTATACGGCCACTGCTAACCTGCAGGCGCTGGTTAATTGGTTCAACGGCACATCGCAGAGCTTCGTGAGTGCGACGCGCCCCGATACAGCCCAGCTGTCTCCTGCGCTGATCAATTTCACGTACCTGACGGGTGGCTCCGATGGCGTGACAACCAACCTCGATTGGTCCGAGGCATTCACTACACTGGAAGTTGAGGACGTGCAGTGGATCACGCCAATCTCGGGTGACCCGGCCATCGCTGCGATGACCGACGCGCATGTGCAGTACATGTCTACCGTTGGCCGCATGGAGCGTCGTTCGATCTGCGGCACGGTCTTGGGCACGACTGATGCTCTCGCTGAGACGGCCGCTCAGGACATCAACAGCGACCGAACGTCCCTGGTGCATCTGGGCTATTACGACTACGACCTGACCGGCCAGCTCAACGGCCTGCAGTTGTATTCGCCGTACCTGACTGCCGCGATTCTTGCCGCGATGTTCTCGGCAGTGAGTCCTGGCGTTGCACTGACGAACCTGTCGATCGACGTGAGCGGACTGGAGCGTTACCTGCAGAACCCGACCGACACCGATCCGCTGCTGCTGGCTGGCGTGTTGCCGGTGGATCGCGAGGGTGGCATCTATAAGGTCGTGCAGTCGATCAGCACCTGGCTGAACAACACGAACTACAACCGACGCGAGCAGTCGACCGGCGCGGCCGTGGATTTCACCGTCCGTAACGTCCGTAACGCACTGGACCCGCTGCGCGGCAAGGGCGTCACCCCGATCACCCTTGGCCTGGCCGTCAGTAAGACCGAGACGCAGCTCAAGCAGTTGGCGAAGCCGCTTCCCCTTGGTCCGGGAACGATCGTCGGTGACGCGAACAGCCCGGCGTACAAGAACATCACCGCGCAGGGTCAGGGCGACGTCATCGCCGTGTCGTTCCAGTGCTCCCCGGTGATCCCCGCCAACTACATCGCTGTGACCGTGTTCGTAGTGCCGTACTCCGGCAGTGCGTCATCGGTGGCCGCGTCGAGCTAAAGGAGTAGAAGGAAATGGCAGGAATGCAGACTCAAACCAACCTCGTCGCCCAGTCAGGCAACCGAGTCATCGTGACGTTCGGCGGCGTGCAGGTTGGCCTGATTCAGTCGTTGCGTATGTCAGACGACTACGCGCCGGATCCCGCCAGCGGCATCGGCGATATCCACGTACAGGAGTACGTGCCTACCATGGCGCGTCACTCCCTGAGCGTAAGCGGCATGGTGCTGTTCAACAACTCGCTGCGTCAGGTCGGCGTTTTCCCTGAGAACGGCGACGCGGTGCTGCAGGGCCTCGTGTTCGATATCGAGTCCTACTCCAAGGACTCGGGCGCGCTGCTGCGCAAGTACATCGGCTGTTCGTATGCATCGGGTGACACGGAGATCAGCAAGCACGCGATCCTCATGAACTCCGGCACATTGAACGCACTGGATACATCGGGCACCGCGATCTAATCGTGACATTAGGCTAATGCACTACAGGCAAGGGGCGCCCTCGGGCGCCCCTTCTTTTTGACCGGAGATAACAAGAATGGCACGCCAACCACTGCCCACCGATTACCAAGTCACCGTTGAAGGCATCGGCACTTTCACCTTCATGCGCCGGCGCATGCGTGAAGAAATGGCTATTGCCGCCGAATACTCGCGCATGACCGAGGGCGTCGATGTGCCGACTGCATGGCTAGACAACGTCGCCGGCTGGATTGCGCAGCTCAAGACCCTGACCGTTTACGCGCCGAGCGGCTGGACGCTCGACCTCGACTTGATGGACCCGGAAGACGATGAGACGTACCAGCGTCTGATCAGGGTGCATGGCGCACTACGCGCCAAGGAGGCGTCTTTTCGCCGAAAACCAGAAAGTCAGGGTGAAGAAAGCGGGGCGAGCGCTCAAGGAAACGCTTGAGTTTTGGTTCCGCAAAAAATACAACCTCGCGCCTACTGATCCGCGCTTCCTCGATTGCACGCCCGAGCAGATCCAGACCGAGTTCTGGGCTCACCAATACGACACCGGCAAGGTCACTGAGGAGTTCGAGGACTACGAGTTCGACGCACAAGCGGAGTTCCGCCGGATCAATGAGGAGGCAGAAGCGGCGGAACGTTCTGCATCCGCAGATGCGGGGAAGACCCCGATAGCACCACCAGTAAGCAATCCACCCGTCGCCAGCAAAACCAAGGCCGACGACGAATGGGAAACGATCATCGAGCACAGGCAGTGACGGAACATGACGCGCGTTGAAATTCCAGTCGAGGCAAAACTTAATGCCGCAGACCTTGATGCGGAGCTCAAACAGCTAACGCAGAAAATCAACTCGCTCGGCGCGTCCATCGCTCAGGCGAACAAGGTCAAGTTCAACCCGATCGGTAAGGCCACGCTCGATGACCTAAAACGCGTCCAGACGGAATTCGATAAGCTCAAGCGAACATCACCGCTCGGATCGGACATCAACCGTACAGGGCAGGGTAAAAAGTCGTTCTTTGACCTTGACTGGAATGCGATCTCGTCGAATGGCGTGTCGCGCGAGGCACGTCGCTATGGCGCGTTCAATCGCATCGTGGGCGGTACGGGCGCATCCTTCACGCAAGGCGCTCCGGCCCCAGGGAAAGGTGGAGGCAGCGGCGGTGATGGAAGCGCGCCTTCAGCTCCTAGCGGTGGAGGGAGCGCATGGGCCAAAGCCGGACGGAAGATCGTCGGCTCCGGCCTCAAGGCCGCGGGCCCTGTAGGAGGTGCCGCTGATGAGGCGGTTGGAGCCGGCATATCCGGTGGCGTCATGGCGGGCGTCGCTGGCCTGATCGGTGGCGTCGTCGCGCTAGGCGTCGGCAAGCTGGTCGGCGGCGTTATGAGCAAGATCGGCGATGCGCAGAACGACTCCATCGGATACGACACGCTAAAGCGCCAACTGGGCGACGTAAACGTCAGCTTTAGCGTTCTGCAAAAGAGTATGCATACCGCCTCGGATGCGTTCGACGGTACTTATCAGCAGACCCTCAAGATGGGCGGAGAGTTCGCGCGTATCTCCGGCATGTCCGGCAAGAATGCCGAGGGATCGCTCGCGCAAGAGGTGGCTGTCGGCGGCGGCTTCGGACGATCGTTCGGTATGGACCCTGAGCAGTCCAATGCGTTCTTTGCCCAGATGCGTCAGTTCGGCGTCACCAGCAATGATCGGGACAGTCAGCGACTAGCCTTGTACGTAGGAGAGGCCATCGCCAAGTCAGGTGCATTCGCCAAGTCCGACGAGATGCTCCAGGCGATCGCGTCATACACGACGCAGCAGACGCGTATGGGCCTGTCGTCGGCGAACGTAGGCGACTACACAGCGACGCTTTCCGGCATGGTGGGCGCACACGTGCCAGGCATGGACGTGATGGGCGCGGCTGGCCTCCTATCGCGCGTGAATAGCTCCATCGCCAGTGGAGGTAGCGCAGGCGAGGCGGGTCAGAACTTCATGTATACTACGGTCGGGCGCAAGCTCGGCCTTGACCCTATTATGGGCGCCGCATTGCGTGAGCAGGGAGCATTCGGCACCGGCGCACAGGAATTCGGGTCAGGCTCCGTGATGGCTAAGTGGGCAGCACAGAACGGCGTCAGCATCCCTGGATCGGCGTCAGACTCCAATGCTACGTCCATGTCGATGATCATGAGCGGGCTGCACAACACCTACGCGAAAAGCCCCGAGCTGCGCCTCAGCGCAATGTCGAACCTGTTCGGCGTCAACACCAACCAGGCCGCTTTTCTCGACGGAATGAAGCCCGAGCAGATGGGTGACGTCATGAACGCCCTGACCAGGGCGGGCATCGACCCATCCAAGCTCAACCCAACGTCTATCAGTTCGCTTGCGCAGATCCAGCTCGGCAGCCGAAGCGACCTCGGCGGCATGTCGAAAGACATCTGGGGGAAGCTGAACGAGGGTGAGCGAGCGAGCCTCGACAAGGCCGGCCAAAGCGGAAGCACGGAGGATCTGCGCGGCGAGTTGCTCAAGGATTATTCCAAGTACGGACAGCCGGAGACCGATGGCGAGCAGACCCGCAAAACTATCCAGGATCTCGACAAGGATATGACGGATGCGGCGGCGAAGATGATTTCGCCACTGAACGACATGCGCGAGATCCTGCTGTATGCCTTCGGCGATCGCGGCAAGATGAGCTCCGATGATATCCATAAGTCCATCTACGATGCGCGAGCGGACGAAATAAAAAAGAAGCGCGATGCTACCGTCTCCGATGCTGAATCGCAGCACCTTTATGGCGTAGCGCATGTCGCTGGCGTTCGTAATCTCGGCGACGAGGACCCTAGCATTGGCGCCAAGAATAAGGCTGCTATTGCCGTAGCCACTAGCAATGCCGATCTACAGCAAAGCATTGCGATGTCAAAGCTCAATGCCGAGATGTACCCGACCGATAAGACTGCAGCTGCAGCCACGGGTAGTTCACCCGCAGCGCCTGGATGGACGAGTAGCGCCAGTGGTGGCGGAGGAACTGGTACGGGCGGCGGTGGTGGGGCGCCACCAAGCGGTGCCGTCATGGCTGCATTCCGCACGAAGTACGCAGGCATGGCGGCGCAGATATCGACGCAGACCGGCAATGACCCGGACATGATCCTCGCGCAGCTCGCGAAGGAAACAGGCTGGGGCCGTAGTGAAGTGGGCAACAACCCATTCAACATCCAGAAAAGCACGAACTGGATGGGCGCCACGGTAACGCGCGGCGATACGCATGCTGATGGCTCTAAATACACCACTCAGTTCAAGGCATACAGTGGCCAGTCCGATGCCGCTAAGGACTACGTCTCGACGCTCAATCGCATGGACCCTGGAGCGGTAGGTGCGGGCAACGACATCGATAAATTCACCTCAGGCCTGATGGCTGGAAAGTGGGCGGAAGATCCGTCGTATGCCTCTGGTATCAAGAGCGCCTATGCGGCATTGAAGGGCACGCCTATGCCTGACGCTGGCTCCAGCTCAACCGGTACGGCAGGAGCTGGCGGAAGCCAGGACTACAACTTCAACCACAACATCACATTGTGGAATCCGAATGGGCAGCAGGCCGCATCGCCATTCTCGATTAACACTAGCGTCGGCGCCCCCACGCCTTTCGGTAACTGACCATGGAATCCCCAGTCGTCAAAATCTACGATCCTAACCTGCAGGTCACGCTCTACAAGACCATCAGCCGCACCACGCTGAACGGCAGTAACCCGACATCGCAGCGATTCCAGGGAACATCACGCACGATCGAACTGACGCCATTCTTTGGTGATGGCAGCTCCGTTCGCACGTCGAAATCCGTGCGAGAGCCATCCGGCGGTTTCGTGCTGTCGTTTGGCGACCAGCCGTTTATCGGCGAGTACGCCAACCAGCAGACATTCGAGACTCTATACGGGCTAGTTGAGCCCATGGATTACATCGAGATCCGCTGGCGCCATAGCCCTCCCACATCCGCCGGTACGCAGCCGCCGATCATCATGCGCGGCTTCGTGAGCGGCATCTCGCGCGTCGAGACGATGGGCTCGGACGGAAAGCCTCAGCGCGCCGTCACGATCAACGGCCAGGACTACGGCAAGCTTTGGCAAATGATGCAGATCCTGTATCTCCCTA